CGGGCGCTGCGCCTCTCCGTCAGCTCAGAGTCAACGTTAGGGACCTGGGGAGGTCGCATGGTCACCGCTACGGCTACCTGTCGATGGTGCTCGCAGGACTTCACCTACGAGCGCCGCGATCCCCGAGGCCGCGTCAAGCGGTGGTGCTCCGAGAAGTGCCGCTACGCCCAGCGCGACCTAGAGGACCGGGCCCCCTGTGCTGGCGGTTGCGGTGGTCGAGCCTGGACCGGCACGGGCAGCCGCCAAGACGCCATGTGCCGTCCCTGTCGGACGCGCGAGCAACGCCAGGCGCAAGGCCTCACCGCAGATGGTGAGAGGGCGTGCTCGTGGTGTGGGCACCTGTTTAAGGCAAGGACGGGCCGCACGCGCAGCGAGCGGAGGTATTGCTCTAGCGCAATCTGCCAGAGCGTCTACAGGTTGCCATCCCTGTCGTCGCCATGGTCGCCAGACCGGACCCCATTAGAAAATGCCCTAGCCGCTCAGCCGGGTAAGCGCCGCGACAGCCCCCGCCGTCGGGCCTATCAGGCGGCGCGTAAGAAACTCCGCTCATCTCTCGCGCCTGGCGAGGGCGACGAGGCGATCTTCACCCGAGACCGCTGGACCTGTCACCTATGCGACCTACCTGTCAGCCGCACTCTCAAGCACCCTCACCCCATGTCTCCCAGCATTGACCATCTCGTCCCGGTTGACGATGGCGGCACCGACGACCCGGCCAATCTGGCGACAGCCCACCTAGCCTGCAACGTCCACAAGCACACGGCCGCGATGGGTGAGCAGCTACGCCTAGTCGGATAGGAGGCCCGCCGTGCTCATCACTTGCGCGACGTGCTCCTCCGACTTCGATGCCCGCTCCTCGCGTGCGCGCTTCTGCTCCTCCAAGTGCCGGACCCAAGCGCACTATCGTCGGACTAAGCTCGGCATTCCCGAGGCGCTCAATCCCGCGCCGACCCCTAAGGCACCGGCCAAGGGCCGCAAGCCCACTCCCGACGACTCCCCCATCGGCACCCTCGGCGCCGTAATCACCGAGCTCAACGACGCGGGTCGGCTCAATACGTCAGCCGGTCAGGCCGCTGTCGCCCTCGCCTCCCGGATCGACGCGGGCGCCGAGTCCTCCTCGGGCCTGGCCGCGCTGACTCGTGAGATGCGGGCGGCGATGGCCGAGGCCACGGCTAACGTCGCGCAGGCCGGGGACGCCCTGGACGAGCTGCGCGCCAAGCGCGAGGCTCGCCGTGCAGGCTGAGCCGATCACCCGCCCGGCCCACTTCTGGGTCCCCCAGCACACCGCGTCATCGGCTGGCCGGGAGGCCGCGGACCTTGCCCGGTCCATCGGACAGGAGCCGGACGCCGAGGAGGAACTCGCCCTAGAGGCGATCCTGTCTGAGCGTGCCGACGGCCGGTGGGCATCACTAGAGGCCGCCATCGTGTGCGGCCGTCAGAATCTCAAGACGTGGACGCTACAGATGTCCGCTATCTATGACCTATACGTCCGCGACGTCGGGCTAGTCGTGTGGACGGCGCACCGCTTCCGCACTACCCAGGAAGCCTTCCGCGACATCCATGCGCTCGTCGACAACTATGACCACCTCCGTAAGCGCGTCAAGAAGGTCAGAACCGCTAACGGCGAGGAGGGAATTGAGCTCCTCTCAGGCGCTCGGCTTGACTTCCTAGCCCGCACGTCGGGCGGTGGCCGTGGCCTGTCGGGCGACACGGTTATCCTCGACGAGGCTCTCTTCTTGACGCCGACCATGATGGGCTCTCTCCTGCCGACGCTGTCGGCTCGGCCGGACCCGCACGTCCGCTACGGCTCCTCCGCTGGGCTGCGCGAGTCGGACGTCCTCCGCAACATCCGCGACCGCGGGCGGGCAGGCGGCGACCCGTCGCTCGTCTACCTAGAGTGGAGCACCGAGCCCGGTGGCTGCGCTCGCCCTGAGTGCGATCACAAGGCAGGGACCGCAGGCTGTCAGCTTGACGACGTCGCCATGTGGCACGCGGCTAACCCGGCACTCGGCCGCAGGATAAGCGTCGATTATCTGGCAGCGGAGCGCAGGGCACTACCTCCTAAGGAGTTCGCTCGCGAGCGCCTGGGGTGGTGGGAGGACCCGCCAGTCCTTGGCGATGGCGCGATCATCCCGGCCGAGGCATGGACCGAGCGCCGCGATCCTGAGTCCCATGTAGTCCTCGGCGAGCGCCTGGCCTTTGCCGTGGACGTCTCGTGGGATCGCTCGGTGTCTTGGGTCGCCGTGTGCGGCACACGCCCCGACGGTCGACCGCACGTCGAGATCGCTGCGACCCGTCCTGGGACGGAGTGGGTGGTCGATTGGATCGCCGAGCGGGTTGAGCAATACGAGCCCATCGCCGTCGCCTTCCAAGCCTCCGGCGCCCCGGTCTCGTCACTCCTAGAGGACTTCCGCGCCGCCATCGGAGACATAGCACTACCTATCGCCGGTCCTGACCTAGGCCGGTCGTGTGGGGCGTTCTTCGATTCCGCGACGTCGGGGCCGCTGATCCACATGGGACAGCAACCCCTTGACGACGCCGTGGCGCTCGCCGTCGTCCGACCGCTCGGAGATGCGTGGGCGTGGGATCGCCGCAAGTCCCCGGTCGACGTCGCGCCACTCGTGGCCGTGACCTCGGCCTATTACGCCTGGGCCGCAGAGCCCGAGGCTGTCGACGTTACTGACTCTGTCTGGTGAGAGGAGCCCGCTGATGAGCACCGCGCTAGAGCTCGCAGGCTTCGCCCTCATTGTGACCGCCGCCGCGCTCGTGGCTATCCCGCTCGGGATCGCCGTGGCTGGCGTGTCTTGCATCCTGCTCGGCTACTTATTGGGACGTGACCTGTGAGCCTCTTTAAGCGACGCGCGCCCGAGGTGCGCCATGTCACGGGTGACGTCTCGGCAATGATGGCCGACTACCGCAACGCCCGCGTAGGGTCGCTTCTGGACATCTCGTCGGATCAGGCGATGCGCCACGCTGCCGTCTGGGCGTGTGTCCGACTGATCGCTGGCACGGTCTCGACCCTGCCCGTGGACGTCGTGCGGACTACTCGCGGCACGCGCGAGGAGGTGTCGCTCCCCCTCATCTCAGCGCCGTCGGCCGTGGTGTCGCCGATCACTTGGCGCGACCAGCTCATCGTGTCTCTGCTTCTGCGCGGCAACGCCTACGGCCTCATAACTCAGGTCGACCGCGCCGGATACCCCGTCGCCATTGAGCTCGTACATCCGGACAAGGTGGCGGGCCGCGTCGAGGAGGGCCGCGTCCGGCTGTCCTGGGACGGACAGGATCATCAGCTCTGGCCCTTGGGTGACGCGATCCACGTCCCCGCCTTCACCGTGCCCGGCTCGCCCTTTGGGCTGTCGGTGCTGGACTACGCGCGCACGACCATCGGCTCGGGCCTCGCGTCCGAGGAATGGGGCGCGCGATTCTTCACCGATGGCGCTGTACCTTCGGCGGTGCTGTCCACCGATCAGGCCATTACGCGCGAGCAAGCCCAAGAGCTGAAGGCCCGATTCATGGCCGCCGTGGCTGGCAAGCGCGAGCCCGCGGTCCTCGGTGCCGGTGTCGCCTACACACCGATCTCGGTGTCCCCTGGCGAGTCTGCTTTCCTTGAGACCTTCCGCATGAGCGGGGAGAACGTCTGCCGCCTCTTTGGTGTCCAGGCCGAGATGATCGGCCTCGCCTCGTCGGGCTCCTCGGTCACCTACGCTAACCGCGAGCAGCGCGTGCAGGACTTCCTCACCTTCACGCTGTCCCCGTGGCTGGCCCGCGTGGAGGAGGCGCTCACCGCGCTCCTGCCTCCCGACCACGCGCTCCGCTTCCGTACAGGCGGCCTCCTGCGGGCCGATATTCAGACCCGCTACGCCGTCTACGAGGCCAGCGCCCGCATCTCGCAGATGACCGACGGCGCGATGCCGCTGACGGTGGAGGAGATGCGAGCCCTAGAGGACTTGCCGCCGCTTACCCCATCGGAGGAGACCCTGTCGCCGTCCGACATGGCCGAGGTGGCGCGACGCCTGTACCTGTCCGTCGGCAAGGTGGTCACGGTCGACGAGGCCCGCGAGATTCTGCGGCGCGCCGGTCTACCGCTCGCCACCCTCACGCCTGAGGACGTATTCGCCAATCTGCCACCGATGCCCACGGCAGACACCGGGGAGACACCCGACGATCCCGCCGCCGAGGTTGACCCGTCCGCAGACGCGGACGCCGACGCCGACGCGGACGCCGATCTACCCGACACCGATGAGGACAACGCATGACAGACGTCCCTAACCTTGAGCGCCGCACCGCGGACGCCCGCTGGGAGGTCCGCGAGGAGCCGGATGGCTCCGTGGGCCTGCGCGGCTACGCGGCCGTATTCGATGCCCCCGCCCACGGCGAGGTCGTCAAGCGTGGCGCCTTTGACCGATCCCTAGCCGAGGGCGATGCCGTTGAGCTTCTGTTCAATCACGACGGCATCCCTCTGGCATCCACGCGCGGCGGCACCATGTCGCTGTCGGTGGATGACAACGGCCTCCTCGTAGATGTGCCGTCCCTCGACATGACATCTCCTTTTGTGATGTCGGTGGTCAGCAGCCTCCGCAGGGGTGATGTGTCGAAAATGTCCTTCGCTTTCTTCACCCGTGAGGACTACTACGACCCCGAGTCACGACTTCGCGAGCTGAGAGACGTGCAGCTTGTGGATGCCAGCGTGGTCGTCCGACCCTGGTACGACGCCACGTCCGTCGCTCTCAAGAGTGACGCCCTAGACCTAGTCGAGGCGAGAGACGCCTCGGCTACATCCGAGCAGACCGAGACCGAGGACCGCGACGACGTCGCGCCTGAGGTGGAGGCCGACCTCGGAACGCCCACCCCATCCGAGACTGGAGAATCACGCATGTCAGATCACGACATCGTCGAGCCCGCGGTCGAGGCGCGATCCGAGGAGAGCACCTCCGCAGAGCTTGAGTCGCGCATCGCAGCCGT